CAATCTCTCCCAAGCCATCGCAAAGCTCACAATGATGCAACTCCTCGTAAAGCTCGCCAATATCGCGGCTCGGTGAATGTGGCTTCGGGACTTCAACAGCCACAACGCCATCACCATCGCAGTCGGGGCACGGCATCATCGCGCTTTCTTGCAAACTCACAACATAATTTCCCATCTTACTCATCCTACCAACTCCCTACATATTCAACAGAACGCCAATCCCCGCCATCAACCCAGTCAGCAGCTTTGCGCAGCGCATTGACAGTTTCACGAACTTGTTCGGGTTCGCGCCAATGAGCATAAACGCTGCGGTAGCTCGGCATCTCATCAAGATCATTCGGGTCAACCAACTTGCCACCCTCAACAGCGTTGGCAATGTCCCGCAAGTCATCACTCTCAAGATAAAACCTGTGGTCGTCGTTGGAGTCGTAATGATCCTCAATGTAATTGTGCAAAGCCCAGTGCTTACGCCAGTAAGCCAGCTTTAGACGCAAGCCCTCAACCTCATAGCCATCAACAACCTCGCGCTTGTTGTCACCAAAAGAAGGCGTGTACTTGTCGCCCGTCAGATACATATCTAATCCCATGATAATTCTCCATTGTTTACTAGATAACCCTACATAACAAATCTTATGATTTGGGTCAATAGTTAAATAAGAAAAATTATGTTCGGGGCGGATTATAATCGGGATTTAAATCCGTTTTGTCATAGAACGCACAAAAAAACCCCCGCCGTTGCAGTGCGAATCCTAGCCGGGCGGGGGGGGAGTTTATCGCCAAGAATACGCACAGACTCAGCGATACCTGCCCCTTATACATATCGCACACTTGTTCGGGTTGCAAACATAAAGAAGGGCGGAAAAACCGCCCCTCTTTTATCTGCCCATAATCCAATCAAGCCAAGATTTCTTTTTAACCTCGGGCGGATCAAGAGGCTTGAAAAAAGCAAGGCGATTGTTGATAGAAGATTCAGTCCTCCCTAAAATCCCAGCAATATGCCGAATAGAAACATTCTTGCGCCTCAAATCATCAAGGGTCTTGTCATCGTACTCAGTCCAAACTTTATATGTTCTTTTTTTAGTCATGCTATCTCTCCTAAAACCAGCCAGCAGAAACGCCAGCAATCCAAAGACCAACAAGAGCAAAGCAAGCAATAGCAATGAAAACATCCTGCCAATCAATGCTCTTTAAATCGCGATCCATCTCCTCAAGCATCGCAATAAATAAATCTTTCTTATCCATCACGCCGCCCCTTCAATTTCACCAAGCGCACGTTTAAGCGCACGCTTAATGCGTTTCGATCTATCGGGCAGAATAAGCGCATCTAAGCCCTCAATCAGCCACTCAAGCTCAGTTTCGGTAATCGACACTTGCGCGGCAGGGAGTAAATACACCCCGCCGTCAATGTCAGTTTGTTGTAAAAACCTCATGCCGCTTCTAGCTCCTCTGCTCCTACACGCTCCACGCGCTCAATGATAATGTCATAGTCAGCGATATAGTCGCCCTTCGGGTCGGGGTATGAATCAGCGTCCTCAATCAATGACGTTTGAATAAAACCATTCTCGTTGACCACATAGTCTTCGAATTGGTCGCGAACCTCGAAAAGCGCGGCCTGTAATGTCGGGAACTCCCCGATACGATAGCCGCCCTTGTTGCAAACAAGAGCGCCTTGTCCTTCTTCTCCCCACTCGTGAACAGTAATTCCTAAAACTCTTGCTGTGTAACTCATGCCGCAACCTCCTCAGCTTCGGATAAAGCACGGCGCAAACAATAGTCGTCTAACCCGAACTCTTTGTAGCCGTCCTCGATCATCTTGTAATACCCACCAGTCGGGGGACTTGTTCGGGTTTTGTCATTAATCTCATATACAAGCCAGCCACAGTTAACTTTGCGCCGATTGTATAAAGTCGGATAACCCTCCAACCTGTCAAGAGCACGCAAACAATCGTGCGTGATCTCCCACAAAACAACGGGGCAGATATAATCTGGATCGGGCACAATATCAGCAACGCCTCGAAAGACTAGCCGCGTGTCGGGCAGGTAAAACCCGCCCAATGGTTTGGCCTTCGGGCAGCGATTTGCCATCGCGTCCCTGTTCGTGTTCATTCCATATGCCATGTAAAGCATCATGCAGCCTCCTTATATTCAGACGCGGGGCGATCAACGTGACGCGCCGAAAGCTCCTCATTGTACCAAGTGAATGAGGCTTGGTGATCGTCAGCCTCAAGCATCGCATTAACGCGCTTTAAACGTAGATCAGTGCTATAACCACGCTCAGTCGCAACAGTGCCACAACGGGACCAGCTATAGTTGATGCAGTCTTTCTGCCATTGCTTGCGTCTATCCTTCAGCATCACGCGGCCCCCGTATTAACAGGAGTAAAAATAACTTTGACAACGCCCAAAGCTCGCAGATCATCCATAGACTGCGAACTATGCTCCGCGCCAAACTCAATCGCCTCATCAATCAAGACATCGTTTAGCATATTCAGATAGTCCTTGCTGAACCGCTCAACGATAACTTTTTGCGCGTAACTTGCTGAACAATGTGCATCGTGTGCAATGTACTTCACGAACTCACTAATAATAAAACGCCGCATGGCTTTGCGGTCATGGCTATTACCCTTGATGAATTCTACATTAGAGCGGTAGTGATCCTCGCCCAAATAAGAACCATCCAACCAGCAGCGAAACATACGGCGTGTCGCGTGGTTGCTGTCCGTGGTTAAGTCACCATCTAAGTCGCGCAAGATGCGGGTTCTGATGTTTTCGTTGGTCATGTCATATACTCCGTTTTACTAGATGTCCCATATATACCCATGCCATATAGGCACGTCAAGCATAAAAGGTAAAAAAAATTATGCGTTGATTTCATTACATTATTTACGTCAGAAAAATTCACGTCAAAAGTTGACGTAGTTGACGTAACGTAGAATTGTAAACAAAACCAATGGTTTATTAGTTTACGTCAACTACGTCAAAAAACCGTTTTGACGTAAATAGTTTAATAAAATCAAAGAGTTATTTTACGTCAACTACGTCACCCCCCTATAGGGGGGGGTATATACCTTACCCCCCCTGATGTAATTGTTGATTGATGATGTTGATGTGAAGTATGGGAACTATTGGGCTTGCATGGGGCGAAGCCGCGCGGTAGAGTGTGGCAGGAAATCAAGCGGGGAAAGTGTTGTGCCGAAAGTCGGGGAGCAAATCGAAAAAGGCGGAAAGCGAATAACGCCACCGCAGCAGAAGTTTCTGGATAACTACATTCACAAAGATATGACGCAGACCGCAGCAGCCAGAGCAGCAGGATACAAAAACCCGAACGTATCAGCAGTGCAGCTTCTAAACAATCCGCGCGTCAAAGAACGCATGGAAGAAATGCGCCAAGAACTCGAAAGCAAATACGGGGTCACAATAACGAAATCTGTTCGGGATATGCAGAGACTTCGGGACGAAGCATGGGAAGCAGGGAACTTCGGTGCAGCAATCAAAGCAGAAGAACTGCGCCTGAAAGTGACGGGCCTAATGGTCGCTCGTAGCCATGTAACGCACGAAACAGTCGATAACCTGTCGCGTGATCAAATCGTTGAACAACTCCAAGAATTCATGCAGCGTGCTAAAGATCGAATGATTGACGTAACACCTGAACAAAATCCCACAAAACCCGAACATATCCCTATAACGGATTATAGCGGCGAAGCCGACGAATAGCGCCTGCGCTCCATGCGGGGCGGCTGGCGGGGTCGTAGAGCCACAGAAACGCCCCCCTCAGCGCCGATTCGGGTTTTTTCGGGTTCGGGGTGCTGAAAATTGTTCGGGTTATTCTACGGGCCTCTCAGCGCCTCTCAGATAAATCACCAATATTCGGGGTTCGGGGTTCGGGATTCGCCAGCGTCGGGGTCAACCCGAGTAATTGTTCGGGTTACTACGTCGGATAACCTACAGCAGTGTTATTGTATCCAGTGGTGTTACCCGGCAGCGTAACCTACAGCAGTGTTTTGTGCGCCAGTGGTTTTGCCCGGCAGCGTAACCCGAACAATTGTTCACGAATCGCGCCCGGAAGAAAATTCAACCCGGTGCGATTTTTCCTGTTGACATACTATACAGTGTGGGATAGTGTGGGATTATTCTAGTAGAGAGGAAAGAAAATGAAGTATTGGGAAGTAGAGCACAACGAGCAGCACTTGCGTATCGAGTGGAACGGAACCAGCAACTTTAACTTGCAAACGCCAATCGGAGGGCAGTGGGTCGATTACCATTGCTTCACTTGTTACGGAATCGACAGCGAGCAAGAGGCACTTGAGCACGCTATGGAAGTATTAGAGCAGGAGGAAGCGGCATGAAGTATCAAGTTTTAGGGTGTGAGACTGAATTTGATCGGATTACATTGCACGAGTCAGACAATTACGACGAGGCAAAATCATGGGTCGTAGGATATGTTCGGTTTGATGGACTCAAGAAATCGGGATATGATCACATCGCGATTCGGGAGAGTGGGACAGACTATAGGTCAAGGTTCGATGACTATGGGTGGACTCATTACTAATTAATCGGGCTTCGGGCTTCGGGCTTTCGGGTTCGGGGTTCGGGGTCGGGGTATAGTATATATACATAAATATATACACACATATATACACACACATACACACACATGATCGCGCGCATTCCTTCTGAATGTCGCGTTTTTTTTGTGCCGATTGGATAGCGCCGCGCGTTGGCATCCAACGCTAACCCGAACAATTGTTCCAGATAATCCCATAAAGCCCCTTGTCATATGGGAGAAAACCATGCTAAAAGAGTTTAAGGGCGACAGCTTTGCCCTACTAACTCTAGAAAAGATAGGAAAAACAATGACTTACACTTTTGGAATAGAAATCGAAACAAGCGGCGCTAGCATCAGCGCAATCAAAAGCGCATTAAGCAACGCCGAAATCCGCGGTTGTGACGTTAAACCGGACGGCACGCCAAGCGTTGACGCCGAAATCGTTTTGCCACCATTGGCCGCGTGCGATTTCGCATGGGACTACATCAAGAAAATTTGCCGCGTGTTGGACCGCGTTGGCGCGCGCGTCAATTCAAAATGCGGCTTACACGTTCACATTGGCAACGCGCCGTTGAATGATGAAACCCACGCCGTTCGCTTTTGTGGCGATAGCATTTTAGAGCGCCATAGAACTGGCCGCTATATCACAGGCGCATATGATGAACCTATGGATTTCGTCGCGGTGCAAGATATTATGTATCGCTATACGCGGCAACAATCGACAATCAACACTATGTTCCCACGTTCGCGCACCGATAACCGCTATTGCGCGCCGCTATCGCTTGCACGCATTGAACGCGCCACAACAATCCGCGAATTGACCTTTGGTAAATTCACCACCGTTAACTTGGAAACATGGGCACGCGGCACAATTGAATTCCGCCAAGCGTCCGGCACCGTTGAAGCCGACAAGATTATCAATTGGGTGAAGTTCTTGTTGAACCTAGTCGAACACACAAACACGGCACGCGTTGAGGGTGGCACCCGAACAATTGTTACCGATACACCCGAACAGCCATTCAGACGCGGCGCGCGCGTTGGCGTTCAATATTCCATGATGCGCTCAGAT